CGAGAATTTGTCAGAATAGTCTAAATATAAAAAACCTCGGAACCGCAACGGTTTCGAGGTTTTTCTTGGTCCGAGTGGCGAGACTTGAACTCACGGCCTCTTGACCCCCAGTCACCGAAAAACGACGGAATATCAACGGGGAATCGTTCGATGGGGGTAACGAGGGGGTAACAGAAAAATTATATTGCATCGGTGATTTTTCGAAGGTCGGTGAGGTTAACATCCTGATAATACCGCAGCATTTCGGGGCTTGCGTGACCGATCAGCTCGAGTTTGTCCTTGTCCGATGCCTGAATGTTTTTCATCAGCGTCGCGAACGTATGACGGCACGTATGCGGGGAGTACTTGTGCCGCTTATTTTCGATTGGATTGGCAATGCCGATGGCCTTTAATGTGGGATAGAAAACCTCGTCGCGGAAATAGTCATACCTGAACGCTTTTCCTTCTTCGTTGCAGAACAGCGCGCCGGATATCTTATCTTTCGACAGCCGGTCTATGATGGGCTGAATCTTTGGCGAGATCGTGACGGTTCTATTCTTGCCCGCTTCGGTCTTAATACCAGCGCGAAGCACCTTTTCTTTCTTGTCGTAGTTATCAATCGACAGGCCGAGAAATTCTGTAGGGCGGAAGCCGAGGTAACACATGCAGTAGATATAGTCGGCGTATGGAATCACGTCGCACGCCTCTTTTATCTTCTCGATCTGGTCGGCATCAAAGCTCGCTCGCGGCGCGGCGTTTTCGCCGGTGACGGTGAGATACGGGGCCATACTCATAGGGGCATATCCGCGCGGAACGGCATACTTGTAGATCAGGCTGCACACGGTGCGCATATTCTTTTTCGTCTGTTTGGCGCGCGGGCAGTCATCAATGCATTCTTGGATGTCATCAATCTCGACCGCGGCCAGCTTCATAAATTCGATCGGTGCAAAATACTTTTCGGCAGCGGCATAGCAATTCAGCGTGGACTTGTCGGCGCGATGCGTTGGGAACCAAAGCTCATACGCCTTGCGCCAAGTGATATCCTTTTCACGGGGCTTTTGCGTCCGCAGCATGGGGATATATTCTAAGGCTTCTCGTTTTGTGCGGAAGCCGCATTTTTTCGCTTTCACGCGGGTCAGCTTGCCGTCCTCTTCCCGGTAGCCTTTGGTGATTTCGGCTACCCAGGAAGAGCCGCGTTTATAGACCGTCCCTGTCCCGTTGCCGCGCTTTGTGGCTTTTCGGTCGACAGATGCTTGCTTTTTGCCGCACATAGGACAAAACAGCGCGCCATCCGGCAGCGCTGCTTTACATTTGATGCAATTCGCCATGTCAGCCCCTCCAAAATCCGTAATCTATACAATGAAAATCAATGTACACGCACCACACAGTGAGAAAAACGATGATGAGGAACATTATAGCAACCACGCCGTTTCGGATACGGACGCCGCGCCGCATGATCTCGATCGTGTCCGCTTTTGCATCCACGTGGCGTTCCAGCTCATCGTTGCGTGCTTGCAAAGTTTCCTCGGTCGGCGTCAAGTGTTCGGTAATTTCGAACACTTCATCAAGGGATATGCCGAGCACCTTGCAGATCGGCGCGACGGTGTAAATGGACGGGGCTTTCGACATTTTGGAAAAGAAGTTCTGCACGGTGGACAGCGGCACGCCGGAAGCGTCTGAAATGTCGTGGTAGGTCAGCTTCAGTTCTTCTTTACGGATTCTGCATAGCTCTTGAATGTTCATTTACATCACCTTAACTTTTTCCGGTTTCTGCCCGTTTTGGGTGCCAAAAGTGGGTCTGTCGAACACGGTCGAATGCCGTCGTGTTGCAAGGTCTTGGTATTGAAGTAGTAAGGGAAAGCGCGATATGGTCAAAACAAGCAGCGGCGACCGCTCCCCGCTGCTGCTGAAAAGCCCTCGCCGGTGTTGCAGAGGCGGCGAGGGCTTTTTCAAAACTTAATCCCAGCACACCGGGCAAGCACCATATCCGATAGATTGGCAGTATTCGATATTGTGAGCCCAATATTCGCTTGCTGCTTGAAACACCGGGCATTCGTAATTGTGATAGTACGATGACCCGTTGACGATAAATCCAATGTTGTTATACAAGAAAAGAGCTGCGTCCAGATGGTCGGATAAGCCCTCTTTCTGAATCTTGACGCGGGCAAGCTCGGTATTCAAGTTTCCGACTTTTGTTCTGTATTCTTCAAGAGCTTCTTCTTTTTGAGTGAGCTTGTTATTGAGCACACGGATTTCCTCGGCAGATTCCGCCGAATCACTCGCCCAAGAAATGCCCTGCCAGACATTCCCAGCGAGGCTCAGCGCAAGAGCGACAACAAGGCCAATCACCAACGCTCGCGGCGCGGCCTTTTTAACCTTCTTTTCGGGGATGACGGCAGGCAGCTCCGTCCCTGACAGGACGGGATCAGGCGAATCCGGAGCTGCCTGCGCGGGGGTGGCGGGTTGAACCGGCGGATAGTTGCGCGTTTCAAAATAGCTTCGATTCCACCAATAGAAAATGCTGCCCCAAAGAATCGCAGGAGAAAAACTGATGTCGTACCCATTAGAAAAATCATAGACGGAAAATGCAAATGCCAAAATAGCTGTGTACCCAATGTGCAGCCATTTTAGAGCCTTTGATGAAATGGGGCCTTTTCGCAACCGCAAGAGAAGAGGCCCTGCACCATATATGGAAGCAGTCAACGCGAGAGAACCCAATGCAGACGCTACATTAAACGGCATAACATCACTTCCTTATTTTACACGGAAACCGAAAGAACCAGGCTTACTATCTTCTTTATTGCGCGTCGCTGGTATCGCGCACGCTTTTCAAAATATTCCGGGGTCGTTATACATCCCCATGAGAATCTACCTTCAATGAGAGATAATAAGTGAAATAACTTGAACGGAGGATACATAGATGAAAGACATCGACAGCGAAATCTTACAGGCGTTCCGCGATCTCAGCGATGAACAGAAACGAATCATTCTTGATTCTTTAGCGCCTGCAACTGTGCCAGCAGCATCTTCTTTTGATCGTCCGTAAGTGCGCGGACGTATTCCATCAACTGAGATTCCATCGGGGAAAGGCCGTCGCCCTTCGGGGCGGCGGTCTCTTTTTTTCTTCCGACAATGCTTTCAAATTGCGGATAGGTCACATTGCTGAATTTGTATGTACCGTTCCATATTTCCTTCTTTATTCCATCCGGAATCAGAAAAGTCTTTTCGAGGGCTTCGTCCTTAGAAAATGCTGCGACAATTTGGGCGCATATTGCACGGCTTTCCTCGTCGGGAAAAAATTCTTCCTCTTCTTCGCCCAACAAATACTCAGTTGGGACAAGCAAATATTTTGATATAGCTGCCAACCGGTCACCGGGGAATGTTCCCTTTTTTAACTGACCGACATACCCATTTGCGAATCCAAGGTCTTTTTCTAACTTCGAAATTGGGATTTTTCTTTTCTTGCAGATTTCTTTTACTTTTTCAACGCTGGTCATAGAACTAACCTCTAAATAATTTTTAGGCAAATGCCTAAAAAGGTATTGACATTTTAGAGGAACGCCTATATAATAAGAACAGATTTAGAGGAAGCTCAGATTATAAAAGGCGTCTAAAATGTTTGTAGCAAAGCATAGTTTAGACTATTGTCTATCGAATGTCAAGGGTTTTCTCTAAATCCTCTATAGAACCGGACAAATAGGAGGAGGGATAAAACTTTGGTTTATGAGAATGTTGTGCGGCTATGCCGGGAGCGAAAAGTAAGCATCCATCAGCTTGAAGTGCAATGCGGAATCGGCAACGGAACGATTGGCGGTTGGAAAACTTACGGGTCAATTCCGAGGGTGGACACCGTGAAAAAGATCGCTGATTACTTCGGGGTAACGGTGGATGACCTGCTGAAAGAGAAGAGAGGGCGCAAAAGATGAACGAGCTAATCAAGATCACTTACAACAATGACCGCCCTGCGGTCTCTGCGCGAGATCTGCACGACTTCTTGGAGGTCGGGGCAAGGTATAACGACTGGTTCCCGAGAATGTGCGAGTATGGCTTTACCGACGGCGATGATTTCAACTTACTCAAAATTGAGCGGGTTCAAAACGAGGGCGGACGTATGGTCACCCGAACGGTTGATGATGCGGTTCTCACCATCGACATGGCGAAAGAGCTTTGCATGATCCAGCGCAATGAAAAGGGCAAGCAGGCTCGCCAGTATTTTCTTCAAATTGAAAAGGACTGGAACAGCCCGGAGAAAGTTATGGCCCGCGCGCTTCAAATCGCAGGGGACAAGCTCAAGCGGCTTGAAGACAAGGTCGAGGCCGACGCGCCAAAGGTGCTTTTTGCCGACGCGGTCAGCGCAAGCAAGACTTCGATCCTCGTCGGCGAGCTGGCGAAGCTGCTGAAACAAAACGGCGTTGACATCGGGCAGCACCGACTGTTCCGTTGGATGCGCGAAAACGGCTATCTGATTCGCCGGAACGGCACGGACTTCAATATGCCAACACAAAAATCAATGGACTTGGGGCTTTTCACCGTTAAGGAAACGGCGATCACCCATTCTGACGGTACGGTGACGGTGAGCAAGACCACGAAAGTCACCGGTAAAGGCCAGCAGTATTTCATTCAGAAGTTTCTTGGAGAGGAAGTAGCACGCAAATGAGCATAAATGATTTTGCCTGTAAAGTCGATTCCATAGGGAGTGATCTTTCTGGTGTGACCGATGCACTGTCCCTCTGCATCGCAGGGGCACTCCAAGAAGGCGAACTCTCTGAGACCGGAGACTGCCGGTTTTACGGGGCACTGATTCAGATCGAAATGGCGTTACGGCGCGTGGAAGAGGAATTGAACTGTGAAGTTCAAGCGGCATTAGAGGGCAAGGAGGAACAAAGATGAATTGGATTATTTTTCTTTGCGTTGGGGTCATTATCACGGTACTGTCTCTGAGTAAATGCTCGATTGACAGCTCTTGGGTCCCTTTTGCTTCCGGAATGGTCGGCATAATTATTGTGATGATATCGATCATAGTGATTCTTGTTGGAGTACTTCAAGTGCCTCAGTCTATTAACAACTTTACCAAGCAGAAAGCCTACATTGAAACGCACGAAGTGAAAAATTCCGTGGAAGATGCGGCACTGACGTCAAAGAAAATCGAGCTAAACGAATGGCTTTATGACGCACAGTGCAGCAAATCCAGATTTGGCAGTTGGAGCTTTTATCCTGAAAGCATTTTCGAATTGGAACCGATCGAATAAGAAGGAGGAACGCACATGACGGTGGAAGAAATGCTTGCATCGGACAAGCCGGTGCTGACACCGGCGGATATCGCGCCAGTGCTCGGGCGGAAGCCCTATTCGATCAGCATTGCGGCGAAAGACCACCCCGAACAGCTCGGATTTCCGGTCAGCCGCATCGGAACGATCACGGTCATCCCGCGGCTTTCGTTCCTGAAATTTCTTGGATACGAGGTGGAGGCATGATCGACACGTTATTTTTCGGCGGCATCGCCGCTACGGTGATTGCGCTGAACGGCTGCGACTTTGCGACGGGCCTCGCCGTCATCGGCGCGTGCGCGGTGTGCAAGGTGCTGTATGAGCTGCTGCCGTTTATCGACAGGGGGTGCAGAAGATGAGACGGCACGACAAGCGCACGAGAGAGCAGCGCAAGGCGGATGAGGCGATGCTTTTTGCCGGTATCTGCCTGTTGCTGGCGGCGGTGCTCATCGCGGTCTCGGCGATGATGTGATGTACCGCTGCGAATGGTGCGGGCTGACCTTTGACGAGCCCGACGTCTTGCGCAGGCGCGAGAACCTTGACGGGGAGCGCGGCGTGGAGACGCAAACGATACTATGCTGCCCCTTCTGCGGGGCGGAAGACATCGAGGTAACAAAAGATGAAGATGCAGAAGATATCGACGCGCGGGATGAGCCGCGAGGAGTGGCTTAAAGAGCGCAAGAAGAGCCTCGGCGGCAGCGACATGGGCGCCGTGCTGGGGCTGAACAAATACCGCTCGCCATACACGGTATGGGCGGAAAAGACCGGCAGGATCGGCGAAGAGCCGGAAAACGAGGCGATGCGAATCGGGAGAGACCTCGAGGGCTACGTCGCAACTCGATTCGAGATAAAAACAGGGTTGCGTGTCCGCAAGGTGAACTACATCCTGCGTAACGATGAGGCTCCGTGCCTACATGCGAACATTGACCGTATGGTGTTACCAGCTGGTTGGCACGCGGGCCTTGAATGCAAGACCGCGAATGCGCTGAACATGAAGCGCTATGCAGTTGGCGAATTCCCCGAGAGCTATTACGCGCAGTGCGTGACATATCTCGCCGTGACGGGCTGGGAACGCTGGTTCTTGGCGGCGCTGGTGCTGGGCAAAGGCTTTTACTGCTACCAGATCACGACCGTCCCCGATGACTATGTTCCCGGATGGTGCGAGAGCAGCGTGTATGTCAGCCCCGACGAGATCGAAGCGCTGAAACGCTGCGCCGCGGACTTCTGGCACGACTACGTGGAGGCTGACAGCCCGCCGCCGATGGACGGTGACGCGAGCACGACCGAGGCGCTTGAGGCCATCTACGAGGGCGGCGGCGGTGACGTGGAGCTGTTCGGGCGCGAGAGGCTTGTCGATCAGTACCAATACCTGATGAGCCGCAAGAAAGCCATCGAGAAGGGCGCGGACGCAATCAAGCAGCAGCTTATGAAAGACCTCGGCGACAACGAGCGCGGCTACTGCGGGCGATTCACGGTCGACTGGAAGACGCAGAGCCGCCAGACGTTCGACGCGAGGGCGTTTGCCAAGGATCACCCAGACATGGACTTGAGCAGATACTACAAAACGACAAATTTCCGCAAATTTGCGGTGAAGGAGGATAAAGAAAGATGAAGGAAGGATTGATTCAGAACGCGCAGGGTGCACAGGCCGTAAAGAAAGGCAATCCCACGATGCAGCAGTACATCAAGCAGATGGAGGGCGAGATCGCAAAGGCGCTGCCGAGCGTCATCACGCCGGAGCGCTTCACGCGCATCACACTGTCTGCCCTGAGCGCAAACAAACAGCTCGCGCAGACCACGCCGCAGAGCTTCCTCGGCGCGATGATGACGGCGGCACAGCTCGGCATGGAGCCGAACACGCCGCTCGGTCAAGCATACCTGATTCCGTACCGCAACCACGGTCAACTGGAATGCCAATTCCAACTGGGGTACAAGGGGCTTATTGACCTCGCGTACCGCAGCGGTGAGGTCAGCATCATTCAGGCGCAGGTCGTTTACGAGAACGACGAGTTTGAGTATTCCTTCGGCCTTGAGCCGAAGCTCAACCACAAGCCCGCCAGCGGTGAGCGCGGCGAGCCGAAATTCATCTACGCAATGTTCCGCACGAAAGATGGAGGATTTGGCTACGACGTGATGAGCGTCGAGGACGTTCGCAATCACGCGAAGCGCTTTTCCAAGGCATACAGCAATGGCCCGTGGCAGACGAACTTCGAGGAAATGGCAAAGAAGACAGTGCTCAAGCGCGTGCTCAAGTATGCGCCGCTCAAGAGCGACTTTGTTCGCGCGGTGGCGCAGGACGAGACCATCAAAACGAAGATCAGCGAGGACATGTATTCCGTGAGCGATGACACGGTCATCGAGGCGGAGAACTTCACCGTGGACGAGACGACCGGCGAGGTCATCGAAAGCGACGGTGACGCACAGTGAGCATGAATCGCGTGTGCCTGATGGGACGCATCGGGCGCGACTTGGAGCTAAAAAAGACGAACAGCGGGGTATCCGTTGTGTCGTTCCCTCTTGCCGTTGATCGCAACGGCAAAGAGGGCGGCACGGACTGGATCGACGTTGTCGCATGGCGCGGCACGGCGGAGGTGCTCTGCAACTACGCTGGGCGCGGTCGGCTCATCGCCGTCGAGGGGCGCTTGCAGATGCGCGACTGGACGGACAAGAACGGAAACAAGCGCAGGAGCTACGAGGTGCAGGCTGACAACGTGTATTTCGCAGACAACAGGCGCTCGGAGGGCAACAATACTGCCGCACCGAAATACGCCGCAGAGAGCACCGCAGGCGGCTTTGCAGAGGTCAGCGAGGACGACGGCGAGCTGCCGTTTTGATGGAGGCGTAGAGATGAGATATGACGTTTTAATTTTCGATAGCGATAATTTTTTAGATGTGAATGATCCTGATACTGATTCAATTTCCGTTAACGGGCTTACTCAGGCTGAAATGGAAACAATTTGCCGCATTATTTGGCAGCACGATTTGAACGTTTGCTTATTCCCTTGTAAGGAGTGAGCTTATGCCGGATATAACCTATATTAAGGTGTTTGTCGATTATTTAGACGCGATAGGGCCACTCGATGACGCAGAGAGGGGTCGGCTTTTCACTTCCTTGTTAGAGTATGCAAGGACGGGCGAAGCCCCGCAGCTTTGCGGGAACGAACGGTTCTTATTCCCGATGATGAGGGCGCAAATCGATAGAGACACCGCTTCGATGGTGGAATTATCCGAAGCAAGAAGCCGCGCAGGAAAAACAGGGGCAGAAGCAAAACAAGCAAATGCCAAATTTGCCAATCAAAACAAGCAAATGCCAAATTTGCCAAGCAAATCAAGCTATGACAAAGACAAAGACAAAGACAAAGACAAAGACAAAGACGAGAGTATTTCGCGCGCGAAGCGCTTCACGCCCCCCACACTCGCAGAGGTTCAGTCCTACGTGGCTGAACGCCATTCGCCGGTAGACCCGCAGGGGTTTATTGATTTCTACGCCTCAAAGGGCTGGATGGTCGGCAAGACCCCCATGAAAGACTGGAAAGCGGCTTGCAGAAATGCGGAGAAGTGGGAACGGTGGGGTAATAAAGCACCGCAAAATAAGCCGTTTGTCTACGACTACGGCAACACGGAGGGAAGCCTATGAACGTTGACGCATTGATCGACAGCATCGCGAAAAAGGCTGAGCCTGTGCGCGATCTGGTCGACTACGAGAAAGACGGGCTGCTGTACTGCGGCCATTGCAACACGCCGAAGCAGTGCCGCATCCCCATCGGCGGGGGTATCCGGCTTGTCGGCTGTCAGTGCGCTTGCGCGGCGCGAGAATACGAGGCCGAGAAAAAAGCTCGAGCTGACCGCGAGAAGCGGTTGCGCATCGAAACGCTGCGCGCTGACGGAATCCGCGACAAGAGCCTGACGGCGTGCCGGTTCGACAAGGCGACGATGAGTGACGAGATCGTCAAATGCAAGCGCTATGCCAACGCGTGGGACGATATGCGGCGCGAGAACAATGGGCTTCTGCTGTGGGGGAACACCGGCAACGGCAAGACCTTCGCGGCGGCGTGCATCGCTAACGAGCTGATTGACCGCGGCATTCCGGCGATGATTACGAGCTTCCCACGAATCCTCAACGCGGGTTACGACAAGCAGGAGATTATCGAGCAGGTGCGATACTACCCGTTGCTGGTAATTGACGATCTCGGCGCAGAGCGCAGCAGCGAGTACGCAATGGAGACGGTTTACACGGTCATTGACGAGCGATATAAGGCAAAAAAACCGCTGATCGTCACTACAAACCTGACGCTTGACGAGCTGTGCAGGCCGAAAGACATGACCTATCAGCGCATCTATGACCGCATCCTCGAGATGTGCACGCCACTGGTATTCAAGGGCGATAGCATGAGACGCGACAAGGCAAATCAGCGCATGAGGCACGTCAAATCGGTGTTGGCAGGCGGTGCGCCGTGAGCGGGTATCGCGGGGGCATTTTCAAGTGCCCGTTTTACTCGCGGGACTACCGCGACTATCTCAACTGCGAGGGCGCCCAAGTCAAACTGCCGAAAGAAGAGCTGGACGAATATACGCGGCGCTACTGCGCCAACGAAGAATGGCGACACTGCCCGATCGCCCGGGCACTGACGCTGCACTACGAAAGGACGGAGAACCGATGAGCGAAAGAAACAGAGACAAGGTAAAACGGCTTGAGCACGAGCTCGGCAGATATCAGAAAAAAGTCGGCGAGCTGATGAAAGCGAATGCGAAGCTGCACGAGGGTATAAAAGGGCTGAACCAACTGCGCATGGCGTTTGACGCTTGGATTATCCAGATCGCGCTTGCCTACGGCGAGGCAGTGAAGGACCCCGACACGGGAGAAGATATCCCACGCATGAAGGCGCTCCACCTCGAAAGGCCGAAGGTGAACCCGCTGCTTGGGGAATACGAGATTCACCAGCGCGTCGATGAGAAGAACGTGATGCATATTGCGGTCGGCCTGCGGGACGACCCCTCGGACAGCAAGGAGGAGGCACACGATGGCGCTGACATCAGCTGACCTCGCGAGGCTGGGGCCGCAGGCGCAGAAGCAGGTGCTTGACAAGCTGGCAGGCACGCAAAAGCCGAAGAAAAGCAAGTACGGCAACCGCAAGGTCGTGCGCGATGGAATCAAGTTCGATTCCGAGCGTGAGGCGGCGCGGTTCGGCGAGCTGAAAGTGCTGCGTGCGATGGGCAAAATCCGCGACCTGCGGCTGCAAGCAAATTTCACCCTCGTGGAGGGCTACACGACCATCGAGGGCAAACGCATCAAGCCAATGGGTTACCGAGCGGACTTTGTTTACGAGCGGGCGACCGAGCCAGACCGCAACGGCACGGTGTATTGGCTGCGCGAGGTCGAGGACGCAAAGGGCGCGAAAACGAAAGACTACCTGCTGAAAAAGAAGCTGATGCAGGACAAGTTCGGCATCACGATCCGCGAGGTGTGAGATGACAGCATTTGAGCATTGCCACATCTGCAAGCCGCCTGTGAGGCATCCGGGCTGTCAAAGCCATTGCCCGTACTATGCGGCAGACAAAGCCAAATGCGAAGAGAGCCGCAAGGCGCAGAAAGAAGCATATCGAGCGGGAGACGACTTCCGCACGGCGCGCAGTTTTAAGCAAAAGCGGCTGAAAAATCTGAAATAAAAGGGAGCAAGAAAAGATGTTGACAGAAAAAGAGTTGGGCGAACGGCTCAAGAATATTCGTGAAGTGCGCCGCATCAGCCAGTTCCGGCTGGCCGATATGATGGGCACAGAACAGTCAACCATTGCCAAGATTGAAAAGGGCGCGGGCTATCCGAAGCTATCGGCGCTGTACAAGATCGGCGAAGCGCTGAATATTCCCGTAAGCGATATTTTGGCGGAATCTCCACCGTCAAAGGATGGGATGCTGTCGCCGGAGGAAGTCGGCGCAAACATCCGCAAATGGAGAATCATGCGGGGGCTTGGCGTGAAGAAACTGGCTGAAAAGTCGGGCGTATCGCGCAACAGCATCCGAAACCTTGAGACCGGCAAGTGTATGAGCTTCCTGCTAACGTATCAGTACATTGCCGAAGCGCTGGGTGTGACTGTCGGGACGCTGCTCGGCGAGACGGGCGGTGTGGAATGATCTCAAAACGCATCTACATGAAACTCGATTGGAATCACGCCGGGATTCCTGTATGTGTGGCAGATTCGCCAAGCGAGTTAGCCCGTCTATGCGGCACGTCGCTTTCCACGGTATCGCATGCAGTCGCGAAATCGCAGAAGAACCCTGCCGGAAAATCTTGGTATGTTGGCGTTTGGACACGTTGGAGCAACCGAGAATACAAGGAATATTTCGGGGAGGTGCACGCATGAGCAAAATCGCGAGACCGAAAACGCCGTTTGAGTTCTGCGCCTATCCGGCGCTCAAGGAGGCGTTGGAAAAGACGAACTATAACCAGACCGAACTGGCGCAATCCCTCGGCACGTCGCAGTTTACGGTGTCGGCGTGGGTGCGTGGCGACCGCGATACAACGGTGCGGTTGCTGCTCGCGCTGGAAGATTTGACGGGCATGACGTTCCGGGAGCTGTTTGGGGAATGCGAGGGACGCGATGGAAGGGTATAGCAATCAGCCAATTCCAAGAGAGACGGCGAAACAGCTTTTAGCCCTTGATTTGCAGGACAAGGAAATATTGAGCTATGAGAAGATCGATCAATGGTACACCGCGTGGAACGGAAAGTGCTATGTGTCATTTTCAGGCGGGAAGGATAGCACGGTGCTGGCATACTTGGCGGCGCGTTACCTGTCGAGTTTCAGGGAGCCGCCGTGGGAGCTGAATCTGGTGTTTGTTAACACGGGGCTGGAATATCCAGAGATTCAGAAGTTCGTCAATGAGGACGCCGACTGGCTGCAAAGGAAGTTCCCGCGGATCAAGGTGCAGCTCGTGCGGCTGAGGCCAAAGCTCAACATTCGGCAGGTCATAGCAAAGCACGGGTATCCCGTCATCGGCAAAAAACAGGCGCGCTTTATCCGCGATTTACAAAACGCGCACGGGCAGAACGATGCAACGGTCAATCTGTATCTGACCGGATACAACCGGAAGGGCGTTTACTGCTCGACGATGAAACTGGCGGACAAGTGGCATTATCTCAAGGATGCGCCGTTCCGCATTAGCGAGCAATGCTGCGACGTGATGAAAAAAGCACCCGCCAAGCGATACGAAGCTACGAGCGGATGTGTGCCATTTACCGCGATGATGGCGAGCGAGAGCCAGCAGCGAGAAAAAGAGTGGAAGCGCACGGGCTGCAACGCCTTTGACGGCAAGCGCCCCATGAGCAAGCCAATGAGCTTCTGGACAGATCAGGACGTGCTTGCGTTCCTAAAGGACGAAAACATCCCGTATTGCAGCGTATACGGCGACATCGTGGCGAGCGACGGGGGAAATGATTATCCGTCAACGCTCATCGAAAAGCCGCTGCACTGCACGGGATGTCAGAGGACAGGGTGCATGTTCTGCGGTTTCGGGGCGCACCTTGAAAAGGGTGAAAACCGCTTCGAGCGCATGAAGCACACGCACCCGAAGCACTATAACTTTTGCATCGGCGGCGGGGAGTTTGACCCCGCGGACGGGTTGTGGAAGCCCAATGAAAAGGGTCTCGGCTATGGCCGAGTGCTGGATTTTATCGGAGTGAGGTATTGAGCATGTACATCGGAGAACCATTTAGCTGGAAGCCTGCCGCATTTGAGGGTAGCAACGGGAAGAATCTCAGAGAGAGCTTTAAATTTTAACAAAAATCAGGAGGAAATTTCAACATGAACAACAATCAGGACTACATCGTTCGCTGTGACCGCGCAGGCGTATTCTTCGGCAAGATTAAGGAGCGTAACGGCTCCGAGGTCACCATGACTGAGGTTCGCAAGCTGTGGAGCTGGGACGGCGCCTGTGCCGTGGAGCAGCTGGCACAGGACGGCACGAAAGCGCCGGGTAACTGCCGGTTTACCGTGACGATCCCGGAGATGACCATGCTGGGCGCGATCCAGATTATCCCTTGCACAGATGAAGCATCTGAATCTCTTCGAGGGGTAAAGGAGTGGAAGAGATGACGCTTGATGAGAAGATCAAAGCCTTCTTGTCTGTGAACTACGGCTCCGGCTCCGGCGACGGCTCCGGCTACGGCTCCGGCTCCGGCGACGGCTCCGGCTACGGCTACGGCTACGGCTACGGCTACGGCTCCGGCTCCGGCTCCGGCTACGGCGACGGATCCGGCGACGGCTACGGCTCCGGCTCCGGCTCCGGCTACGGCTCCGGCGACGGCTACGGCGCCGGCTCCGGCTACGGAATTAAGAGATTTAACCGAGAAACGGTCTATCAAATCGACGGCGTAAACACGCTGATTCGTTCCGTGCGCGGCAACACTGCGCACGGGGCAATCGTGAACGTCGATTTGACGCTTACGTCATGTTATATTGTCAAGCAGGACAACATTTTCGCGCACGGCGAAACGCTGCGCGAAGCAATGGAAGCGCTGCGAGACAAGCTTTTCGAGGATATGCCGGAAGACGAACGCATAGATGCGTTCCTGCGCGAAACAGATCGCAAGAAAGCATACCCGACGCAGTATTTTTACGACTGGCATCACCGATTGACCGGATCGTGTGACATGGGACGAAAGCAGTTTGCCCGTGACCACGGGGTTGATCTCGAGCACGGCAGGATGACGCTGACGGAGTTTTTGAAGCTGACAAAAGACGCTTACGGCGGCGATGTGATTCGAAAAGTGATTAGTAAGATGCAGGAGGCGGAGTGATGGTTTCGGACGAAGCATTGAAAAAGCTGCAAGAGCAAATTGCGGCGTGGCCGATGGCGCAGCGGTTCGTGGTGCAACAGCTAATTGAGGAGTATTTGAGGAACCGGGAAGACGTGCGCGCATATGAGGCGACAGAGCTGATGCCGCGCGGGGTCGAAATCCTCAAGGAAGAAAAGCTCAGCAGCGACGGTATGATCCTGATCGGGCGGCTGATGAGCAAGAAGCTACACGAGATCGGCTGCGAACGCCTGCGCGAGCTGGTCGAGGCCGGAGCGGACGGGCGCCTGGTGGCGCTGCCAGTAAAGCCAGTACTTACGCCGATTCTTTCAAGCATGTTGTACATAATCGAGGACGGAGATATCTATGAAGATGCTCTGTATGAAGCTGTTGTTGGGATGTCGGAAAATGGGGAGATGAATGTAGTCTACACGACGCTTTCCGACCAGATAACCTTTGAACAAGCCGACATCGGCAAGACGGTTTTCCTCACCCGCGAGAAGGCGGAGAAAGCATTGGAGGCGATGAAGGATGCTTGAGATATGCCCGATGACGCTAAAAGAGGCAAACGCCTATGTCGAGCAGTATCACCGCCATCATAAGCCGGTCGTAGGACACAAGTTTTCGATTGGCTGCTCTGACGGAGAGAAAATCGTGGGCGTGGCCATTGTCGGCCGGCCTGTCGCTCGTCACCTTGATGACGGGTGGACGTTGGAAGTCAACCGGCTTTGCACAGACGGAACTCGCAACGCCTGCTCTATGCTGTATGCGGCTGCGTGGAGGGCGGCACGGGCGATGGGCTATAAACGCCTTGTGACTTATATTTTGGACACAGAAAACGGGACCAGTCTACGAGCTGCCGGGTGGAAGTGCATCGGGCAAGCTGGCGGTCTCCGATGGACTGGAAAGCGCAGACCGGAGGTTGATCTGTGCCCCGCACAAATGAAGACCCGATTTGAAAGGACATTGGAGGCGATGAAAGATGGCTGAATTAAAACCTTGCCCGTTCTGCGGGAGCAACAGAATCTCGGTGGAATACCTATATTTTAGACCTTATATCCTTTGCGAGAAGTGTCACGCACAAATCCCTTGCTATAACACCTATCCAAAGGCAAAAGAAGCATGGAATAGGAGGGTTGATAATGGCTGAATACATCAAGCGAGAAGCGGCTGTAAAGGCTGTTGAAAAGTATGGACTTACGAACGGAGTTGTGTGGGGTAGGCATACCGGATTAGCGATTTGCATTGCAAGCGAGATTGCCGACATTCCCGCCGCTGATGTTGCGCCGGTGGTGCATGGGCGATGGGCGCATCTCGGTGGGGACGAGTGGTGTTGCTCTGCGTGTGGCTTTGTCATTACCACTGAAGGCAGTTGGGACAAGCCTACCAAAAAATACTGCGAGGATTGCGGGGCTAAGATGGACGGAGGTGACAGCGAATGATAGATAGCGTGATGATGAATATTGGCGCGGCGTTTATGCTTATCGGCGGCGTTGCGTTGGTGGCAATCGTTCTTGGATTGGCAGTCTATGCCGCCGGTTTGGCGTGGATAGCCGCAAGTAATAAGTGGAGGGATATTCTTCGAGCAGAGAGCCTGATCTACGAATACCGCATGAATCGAGAGGCCTATATCGAGTGGAGGGGAAAAGCGAATAAGGCACAAGACAATGGAGGTACTCCATGCTGACGATCACGATTAAAGCCAACGTTCCCGCCGCTGACGCGCAGGGCATCAAGGAGCGCATCGCCATGGATATTGAGCGCTATGGCGATTGCAAGGTCGTGAGCATCGTGAGCGACCGGGGACGAGAAGAACAGCTACGAATGAAATAACGCCTGCGGGCGAAAAAAGAAAGGAATTTTGCTATGAAAAAGTACATCGGAACGAAACTTATCGAGGCGGCACCGGCTATCCGCAAGGGTGGCAAAGTTTACGAGAAGACCCATCCCATCCCGAGAAGCATGGACCCTGAGGAAGATGGATACAAAGTCCGCTACACTGACGGGTACGAATCTTTCAGCCCGAAGCAGGTTTTTGAAGAGGCGTATCGCCCGACTGACGGGCTGAGCTTTGGACTTGCTATCGAGGCAGCGAAGAAAGGCATGAAGATCGCACGCCGCGGCTGGAACGGTAAGAACCAGTACGTCGAGCTTGCGGAGCGTATCAGCTACGAGAACGCTGCGCACGAGGTAATTAACGCCAAGCACGAGTCCATCGGAAACAAAGCGCTTGCCTTTGTTGGCACGTCCGGCGTACAGCTCGGCTGGCTGGCCTCGCAGGCCGACATGCTGGCTGATGACTGGATGATCGTCGGGGAAGCGGTGGCCGAATGAACATCAACATCAAGAAGTACACCAAAGACCAGATGGCGAAGATGGTGGAGGACGCGCAGGCAGAAGTGCAGGAATTAAAGCAGGTAAATGCCGCCCTGACCGAGCAGGTCAGCCAGATGAACGGCGAGGCCATCAACAAGGCAAACGAGATCGCGAATCTGAAAGTAGACGCGGATGCGCTGCGAGTTCAGCTCAAGAACGCCAACGATACCATGGAGGCAGTGAGCAAAGAGCTGCAAAGGGTCAATTCGGAAAATGACGGCCTGCGAAATAAGCTCGCCGATACTGAGGCGGCGCTTGGGCGGGCGAACGCAGAGTTGACGCGTTCTGTCGCTGAAAAGAACACGCTGCGGAATTACATAACTAAAATGGTGGATAGAGCCGCTTTTGAGTGTAGGCGCGCTGACTATGCGGAATCCCATCCGTGGAGGACCCTGTGGGCGTGGGCGAAGAGAAAACTCAAAATGGCATAAGAAGAGGCAGGGCTTGCGCCCTGCCTCTCTTTTTGCCGTGAGGGAGAACCTCTTTCTTTTCTTTTATATTTCTTTTCTTTCGGGAGAGGGTGCTATACGCAGGATGTATCTATGTTGTGTGTATGTAACTATACAGAGGAGAGCGTAGAAAGGAAAGAGAAAGTTTCCGCGCCCGTGGTGAGAAATAAAAGATGTCGTGTTACCGTCGGAAATAGGAAGCTCGGTTCCCCGAGCGGGGATAAGACTGCTGCGCGATAAGGCCGAGGACGGGGGGCTTGCAGCATAAAAAAGAAAGGCGGTGGCGGCATGGCGAAAACTGGGCATCCTCCCAAATATGCGACGGTCGAAGAAATGCAGGCCGTCATTGACCGATACTTCGAAGATTGTAAGGGCGAGCCGATCATAGGGGATGATGGGATGCCGATTCTCGACAAATTCGGGCAGCCGTTTATCATTCACCAGCGACCGCCGACGGTGACGGGGCTGGCGCTCGCGCTTGGATTTACAAGCCGACAAGCGTTGCTGAACTATCAGGCGAAGAAAGAGTTCGTTGACACGGTCACGCGCGCGAAGTCCCACATCGAGGCTTACGCAGAGGAACGCCTCTTCGACCGAGACGGTCAGCGTGGCGCGGAATTCAGCCTGAGATACAACTTCCGCTGGGTAAATGACGAGAAGAAGGACGACAGCGGGGAGAGCGTGTGCGGTGTGGCAGAGCTGCCCGCGGTAATGCCTGTTCCGCAGGACGCGGGAGGTGATGCGAATGGAGAAGCGTAGCGTGGTATGGAAGCCGCAGCCCAAGCAGGCACTCTTTATGAGCCGCTGGGAGGATGAGGCTCTATACGGCGGCGCAGCCGGTTAGGTGGGGGAAAATCCGATGCGTTGGTCATCGAGGCATTGCGGCAGGTGGATATCCCGTATTACAAGGCGATCATCCTGCGAAAGACCTTCCCGCAGCTTGCCGAGCTCATTGACAAGACGCTGAACTACTACCCGCGTATTTATCCGGGCGCACGCTACAACGGCAGCAGCCACACGTGGACATTCCCAAGCGGGGCAAAAATACTCTTCGGCTCGATGCAATACGCAAAGGACAAGATCAAGTATCAAGGCCAAGCGTATGACTTTATCGCATTCGACGAGCTGACCCACTTTACGTGGGAGGAATACAGCTACCTCTTTTCCCGCAACCGACCGAACGGGCCGGGGACGCGCGTATACATCCGCAGCACGGCGAACCCCGGCGGTGTGGGGCACGGATGGGTCAAGGAACGTTTCATCACGGCAGCGCCACCGATGAGGACCATCCGCGAGGATGCCGTCGTGCGCTTTCCGGATGGGCACGAAGAGCATCGGCAGAAGAGCCGCATCTTCGTGCCGAGCACGGTATTCGACAATAAGATACTGCTCAAGAACGACGATAGCTATTTGACGCGCCTTGCGTCGATGCCGGAGGCGGAGAAGAACGCACTGCTCTACGGTGACTGGGACACGTTCTCCGGGCAGGTGTTTACCGAGTGGCGCAATGACAGCGAACACTACCGCGACCGCATCCATACACACGTCATCGCGCCTTTTCAGGTGCCGAAGGAGTGGCCGATCTGGTGCGCAATGGACTGGGGCTATTCAAGGCCGTTCGCAATCGGCTGGTTTGCGGTCGACCATGATAGGCGGCTCTACCATATCAGGGAATATTACGGCTGCACGGGCACGCCGAACGAGGGCGTGAAGATGGAACCGACGGCGGTGGCCCGCGAGATGAAACGCATTGAGGCGGAAGACCCGAATCTCAAGGGGCGGCACATCTTCCGTGTGGGCGACCCCGCCATTTGGGGTACGCAGGGCACAGAGAGCATCGGCTCGCTCTTTGAGCGCGAGCGCGTATACTTCGAGAAGGGGGATAACGCCCGCATCGACGGCAAGATGCAGCTGCACAACCGATTCGCGTTCGATGAGAACGGCGTGCCGATGCTGTATATCTTCGATACGTGCAAAAATTTCATCCGCACGGTGCCAAACCTTGTTTACGACGAAAAGGACGTTGAGGACGTGAACACCGAGCAGGAGGATCATATCTACGACATGACACGCTATGTGTGCATGGAGAATCCAATTGCGGCGCGGGTAAATAAGCCGCCGAAGCCGGTCTTGTACGACCCGCTGGACATCAATACGCCGAGCTACGACAGATACGCGTGGTTCCAACACAACTGACAGGAGGGGAAGACATGGCAGGGACGAGAAAATTCCCGCAGACGCAGCAGCAGGCCGACGCGGCTGGCGCTGCTGCGATGTTGGATGCAAAGGCAGAAGCACCGCTTGTAGGCGCATTCCGCGACAGCGACGCGGCGATGAGCAGCGGCGCAGCCATCGGCAGCAAGGAGATCGGCGACGCCGTAGAAACGCTGCAAAAGTACAAGAAGTGCAAGAGCAACTTCGAGAATCGCATCATCAGCGAGGAACGCTGGTGGAAGCTGCGGCACTGGGAGGACATTCGCCGCGGGACGAAAGATGCAGGAGAATCGCCCGAACCTGCGAGTGCATGGCTGTTCAATTCGATCATGAATAAGCACGCCGACGCGATGGACAACTACCCCGAGCCCGTGTGTCTTCCGCGCGAGCAGAGCGACGAGGAAAGCGCGAAGACGCTCTCGTCCGTGCTGCCGGTCATCATGGAATACAACGAATTTGACAGCACATACAGCTTCGAGTGGTGGGAAAAGCTCAAACACGGTGTGGCGATCTACGGCGTGTTCTGGGACAAGGGAAAAGACAATGGGCTCGGAGACATCGCTATCGAGGGCATTGACCCGCTGAATATCTTCTGGGAGCCGGGTGTTGAGGACATCCAGAAGAGCCGCAACGTGTTTACGGTGGCGCTCGTCGACCGCGACATCATCGAGGACGAATACCCGCAGTTTGCGGATAAGCTCAGCGGCAGCAGCATTGAAACGGCGAAATACGAGTACGACGACACGGTGGACACGAGCAACAAGGTTGCCGTGATCGACTGGTATTACCGTAAGAAGCCCGCAGACGGGCGAACGGTGCTGCACTACGCAAAGTTCATCGACGAGGAGCATATCATCTACGCCAGCGAAAATGACCCCGAATATGCGGATGGCGGCTTCTACGAAGATGGAGAATATCCGTTCGTGTTCGACGTGCTGTTTCCCGAAAAGGGCACACCTGCGGGATTTGGATATACGGCCATTGCAAAGGACCCGCAGCTCTACATCGACAAGCTGTGGGGCAACATCCTCGAAACTTCAATGATGGGCAGCAAGCGCCGGTATTTCGCGAGTGAAAGCCTGAACATCAATGAAGAGGAGTTCCTTGACTGGCGCAAACCGATCATCCACGTGTCCGGTCAGATCGACGAGAGCAGGCTCCGAGAGGTAACGACGCGCCCGCTCGATTCCATCTATGCGAATATCGTGCAGATGAAGATCGACGAGATGAAGGAAACGAGCTCAAACCGCGACGTGTCCAACGGCGGCACATCCAGCGGTGCAACGGCTGCGGCGGCTATTTCTGCATTGCAGGAAGCGGGCAACAAGGCGAGCCGCGATATGATTTCGGCGTGTTACCGCGCGCAGGCGAAGATCGTGAAACTGTGCATCGAGCGCATGCGGCAGTTCTACGACGCAGCGCGCACTTTCCGCATCACGAATGAAATGCCTTACGAGTATGCGCAGATCGGCGTGAACGAGCTGGGCGATCAGGTGACGGGCGTGGACAGCCTCGGAAACGACCTGTTCCGCAGACCGGTCTTTGACATCAAGATCAAGGCGCAGAAGAAGAACCCATTCTCCCGCGCAGAACAGAACGAGCGGGCGAAAGAGCTGTATTCGCTGGGATTCTTCTCCCCAGACAGGGCACAGGAAAGCATGATTGCGCTCGACATGATGGACTTCGAAGGAATCGACAAGATCAAGAGCCAGGTCAACGAGGGCGCGACGCTCTACAACGTCGTGCAGCAGCAGAGCGATCAGCTGCAAAAGGCGCTCGCGGTCATCCAGCAGCTTACGGGACAGGACATGGGCATCGGAATGTCGGGAGGCACGCAGAGCGGCGGCTCGACACGTAAGAGCGGCAACAGCGGCGGAATTGAGAGCAAGAACGCCGACGCGCAGAGCGCGCAGACACCGTACATGCAGAAGCTTGCCGAACAGTCTAAGCCGAACATGGACGCGGGCAGCAGCGCGGCAATGCCGGGGGTGTAAGCGCATGACGATGGTTCACATCGAGCACGAAATAGGCCGCTACATGATACTATGCGAGGGCCATTCGGCGGACGAGAAATGCTGCAACTACATCACTGGCGTGATGTACGCTTTCGGTGGCTATGTGAAGAACATGGAAGCCGATGGGGAGTGCGAGGTCTATGGCTTCGAGATAGACGAGGGTGCGCCGCGCTTCCTTATCCACTGCGGCGGCGATGAGCGCATCGAAGCGGCATTTCTTGCGGCCTGCATCGGGCTCAAGCAGCTTGAGGTCACGAGGCCGGACGCGATCTGCGCGTGCATAGAAGAAAATTAAAAATTTTTTCTCGCCCGTGGTGAGACGGAGGAAGCCGCATGTTACGCTTTAGGCGTGCGAGTGGCTTTCTCCTATTCATACGCCCGCGAGGGAGGGGCGGCGTTTTTCTTCATCTTTTCGCCGCTCTCCCCCTCCCATGCGGGCAACGGGAAGCGCTGCACGGCCTACACGGAGGGCAGAATATCCGCGATTTGACAAGCAGGAGGGATACCATGAACCTCAAAACCACGCTTCGCGTGATCCTGAGCCTCTTTGACGGCGGCGCTGCCGCTGCGGGAGCCGCTGCCGGTGCATCGGGCGGCGCTGATGGAGTCGCGAGCGCACAGGGCGAGACCACGAATGCAAGCTCTTCTCCCACCCGGAAGGGCAAAACGGGCGAATACGCCAACGTCGTGTTCGGCAAGCAGGAGACACCTGATGATACGGGGGCCTCTTCTGGCGAGCCGAAGGGCGAGGGCGCGAAGATGCAGCAGCGCGACGCCGGGGCTGCGGAAAAAGGCGGGGAAGACCTGAAAAAGGAGTTCCTTGACCTCGTAAACGGCAAGTACAAGGACGTGTACACTGCAGAGACGCAGCGCATCATCAACCGCAGATTTGGCGAAGAGAAAGCCAAAGACCAGAAAATCGCCGATTCGCAGCCTATTATCGACACACTGATGCGCCATTATGGCGTGTCGGACGGCGATATGAGTAAGCTGCGTGCGGCTTTTGAGGGCGATGCGGCGCTCAACAGCGTGCTCTACAACGCGGAAGCGGAGAGTATGGGCATGAGCGTGGAACAGTACCGCGAGTATGCGCGGATGCAGCAGGAAAACGAAGCGCTCAAACGCCAGGAAGAAGACAGACAGCGCCAGCAGAAAGCCGACGAGACGTATAACGACTGGATTCGTCAGGCGAGCGAGCTGGTCGGCACGGCGGACGCGCCGGGTGAGTACCCTGACTTCGACCTCAAGCGAGAAGTCGCGGAGAATCCGCGCTTCATTGCGATGCTGCGCGCTGGCGTTCCTGTAAAAGATGCTTACGAGGTATCCCATTTAGGCGACATTCAGGCTCGTAGCGCGGCGAAAGCTGCGGCAGAGATGGAAAAGCGCGTGATGGACAACGTCCGCGCGAAAGGAATGCGCCCAAACGAGAATGGAACCACTTCCCAGCCGGGGGTCATTGTCAAGAGTGACCCGAGCAAATTCACGAAGGCCGACCGCGCAGAGATCGCAAGGCGCGTTCGGCGCGGCGAGCGCATCGTATTCTGATGCCCGCCTAATTTACCGACTGTAAGAAGGGAGACAAAACTCTATGAAGAAGTTCAAAGACATTTTCATTCTGCCCGTTATTCTGAGCCTGTTTGAGGGCCAGACGAACGTGACGACCGATACCGGTCTCTCGGGCGAGATGAAAACCTACTACTGCGACACCCTGATCGACAACGCCGAACCCGAGCTGGTGCATGATCGCTTCGCGCAGAAGCGCAACATCCCCAAGGGCAAGGGCAAGGAGATCGAGTTCCGCAAGTATGATCCGCTGCCCAAGGCATTGACGCCCATCACCGAAGGCGTGACCCCCAAGGGCCGTAAGCTGTCCATGACCACGCTGACCGCGCAGGTCGACCAGTACGGCGATTTCGTCGAGATTTCCGATATCCTCGACCTGACCGCCATCGACAACAACCTGCAGGAAGCGACGGTGCTGCTCGGCTCTCAGGCGGGCCGCACGCTCGACACCATCACCCGCGAGGTCATCAACGGCGGTTCCAACGTCCAGTATGGCGAAGGTCAGGTGACGGGCCGCCATCTGCTCGTTGGCGGCGAGGCCACGGGCAACCACTATTTTACGGTGCGCGCCGTCCGCAAGGCGGTTCGCTTCCTGAAAACCATGAACGCCCCGCGCTATGAGGGCTCCTACTGGGCCATCATTCACCCTGACTGCTCCTACGACATTCAGGATGACCCTGACTGGAAGCGCCCGCACGAGTACAAGGACACCAGCAACATCTACGACGACGAGATCGGCAAGATCGCTGGCGTCCGCTTCATCGAGACGACCGAAGCGAAGGTGTTCCACGCGGACGACCTGACCGAGGGCGCACGCGACCTGACCGTCAAGAGCGCATCCGGCAAGGTCCTGACCGTAAACGAGACCATCACCACTGCTGACGCCGCAAAGCTGGCTGGCCGTGAAGTCGTCATCGGCGGTGCGCTCCTTGAGATCGAGAGCGCCTCGGCTGCGGCTGCTGGCAGCGCGACGATTACGCTGAAAGAAGCGCCTGCTGCCACCCCGACGGCGTCGACCGTCATCTATCCGGGCGAAGCCGGTGCGAAGGGCCGCAACGTCTACTCCACCCTCATCATGGGCGCGGAGGCTTACGGCACGACTGAGCTGACCGGCGGTGGTCTTGAGCACATCGTCAAGCCGCTCGGCTCTGCCGGTACGGCTGACCCGCTGAACCAGCGTGCAACCGTCGGCTGGAAAGCAACCAAGGTCGCCGAACGTCTGGTTGAGGCGTATATGATTCGCGTGGAAACGACTTCCACGTTCGATGAGACCCCGCTGACCTAACCACCAAAGGGGCGGCTGTGAACGCCGCCCCCGACACTGAAACGGAGGAAAGACCGATGAGCGAAGCAAAGAACGCCGTTGCGGCTGTGAACGCCGACCGCGCAGGCGAGGAGTACGTCAGCGTCCGCCTGTTCAAGGACAGCGGCAAGTACAAGGATGACCTGCTGGTGTGCGTGAACGGCGAAAGCTGCCTGATCCAGCGCGGCGTGACCGTGCAAGTCAAGAGAAAGTTCCTGTGGGCCATCCAGAACCAGATGAGACAGGACGCCTCGACCGCGAACCTCATCCAGACGATGAGCAGCGACTACGTTGAGAGTGCGAAGGCCCACAACGCGTAAGTGAATACGACCGCGAGACACGAAAAATGAGTTGCGACACGGCGCAGCAAGGGACGAAAAAAGTCGCTCTTGCTGCGCCGTTTTCCATAAGAGAGGTGACAACATGGTTATTGAAAATGCTTACGCGCTCGAAGAGATCAAGCTCGGGCGCAGGGGCGAGAATCAGGCGCGCAAGGTCGTCTTTGACGTGCTGGGAAAGTGGCGCGAGGGCTATGGCGAGGGCGTGGCGAGCCTGATCGTGCAGCGAAACGGCGATGCGCAGCCGTATCCCGTGGCGGTGACGGAAGAGGACGGCACGCTCGTGTGGATGGTATCGAGCGTTGATACGGCGGTTGCTGGTGAGGGCGCGGCAGAGCTGCGCTATACCGTTGGCGATACCATTGTGAAGAGCCAGATATATAAAACACGCGTGCGCGAAACGCTGGAAGACAGCGGCGAGACACCGCCTCCGGCCTATCAAAGCTGGGTCGATGAGGTTTTGCAGGCGGCGGCGGATGCGGAGACGGCGGTTTCCAAGATGCCATACGTCGACGAGACCACGGGCAACTGGTTCAAGTGGGATGCGGCGGCGGGCGCTTTTGCCGACACGGGCGTTGCCGCGACCGGACCACAGGGTGAAGTAGGCCCCAAGGGAGATACCGGCGAGCAGGGTCCCAAGGGCGAGACTGGGGCAACCGGCCCCAAGGGCGACACGGGCGCAACCGGCGCACAGGGCCCAAAAGGCGAGACCGGCGCAACCGGTCCGACGGGTCCGCAGGGTCCAAAAGGTGAAACCGGCGCGCGCGGCCCGCAGGGGGAGCAGGGCATTCAAGGCGAGACCGGCCCCGCTGGCCCGCAGGGTGCAAAGGGAGACAAAGGCGATGCCTTTACCTATTCCGACTTCACAGCGGCACAGCTCGCCGCGCTGAAAGGCGACAAGGGCGATACCGGCCCCCGAGGAGAGAAAGGTGAGACCGGCCCGACCGGCCCGACCGGCCCCGAGGGGCCGCGCGGCCCGCAGGGCGAGCAGGGCCCGCAGGGGCAGACCGGCCCGCAAGGCGAGCAGGGCCCCGCTGGCCCCAAGGGGGAGACCGGCAGCGGCTTCAAGGTGCTGGGCTACTACGGCACAAAGACTGCGCTGGACGCCGCGCAGAAAGCGACCGCAGCGGCGGGCGATGCCTACGGCGTGGGCACGGCAGAGCCCTACGACATCTACATTTTCGATGGTATTGCCGGCGAGTTCGTCAACAACGGCCCCTTGCAGGGCGCGAAAGGTGACACGGGGCCCGAGGGTCCGCAGGGCCCGAAAGGCGATACCGGCGAGACTGGCCCGCAAGGCCCTGCCGGGGCGGATGGAGCCCCGGGCAAGGATGGAGCGAAAGGAGCGGACGGTGCCGCCGGTAAGGACGGGACAAACGGACGCGACGGCGTGACGTTCACGCCGAGCATGAGCGACGACGGCGACCTGTCGTGGACGAACGACGGCGGCAAGGCGAATCCGCAGACCGTGAACCTCAAGGGACCGAAGGGTGACACGGGCGCACGGGGGCCTGCCGGTGCTGACGGCGCGAAGGGAGATACCGGTCCAGAGGGTCCAAGGGGTCCGCAGGGTGAACAGGGCCCGCAGGGAAAGACCGGTCCGCAAGGTGAAACCGGCCCGCAAGGCCTGACGGGCCCGCAGGGCCCCGCCGGCCCCGTCAATGTCCCCTCCACCACCTCCCTCATCAAGGGCAACGGCTCGGGCGGGCTGGCGGCGGCGACGGCGGGGACGGACTACATGGCAGTTCCCACCGCGCGTAAGGTGACGCTCACCACGGCGGGATGGAACAGCTCGACCAATCAGCAGACGGTGTCGGTCAGCGGCGTTCTAGCAGATAGGACAAAGCAGGCTATCCACCTGACACCGATCGATACGAGCCTTGAGAGCGTGTGGAATACTTGCGGCATTCAGGCCATCGCGCAGGCGGCAAATTCGCTGACTTTCCAGTGCACGAAAATTCCGACAGCGGCAGTTGAGATGGACGTTGTGATTTATCCTGTCAAGTACGTTTCATGAGGTGAGTAAAATGATTTTTAACGATAGAAGGACGCAAAAGAAGAAAACGAGCCTGACAAGGAGGACGCTATGATTTTTAACGCGACAACTCCCGCTAAAAATGCGGGAGGGGGGTATAAAGAGGTAGAACTTTACATATCCCCCGGTGCTAATGATATTCAAGCGTGGTATTTAGATGAGAACGGTGAATATCAACACTATATGACAGATGGGAGCCAGGTTGGAGAATATCACTATCTTAAAGTTGCCAGTCCATCAGTGTTTAGTATCCGAATTCAAAACGCTGAGTTTCAGAATGATCCTGCTTATTACGTAAAAAGGGGAGAATTATGCACCTCCCTTCGTAGCGTATCAGGAAAGACAACTACAATCTTAGCAACTTACCATATTTAACATCACGAAAGCATGGCGTGCTGCTCATCAACAACGCATCCTCCCCGTTCAGTATCCGCCCCTGCATCATCCTCCCCTCGGGCGCGCTCGTAGACGACAGCGGTAACGTGAGCGTTCCTGACCTCACCGCGCACAAAACCCTTGTCAACGGCACGGTCTACGAAGTGAAGGGCGGCAAGTGCATGGTGGGCGGCACGGTGTATAACATTCTCAAGGGCCGGACGCTCATCGGCGGGACAGGGTATGACATCACGTTTGCACCGTCCTACGACCCCGTGTTTGCCAACAACACATGGGAGCAAATCATCGAGGCGTGCCACAACAATGAAGTGCCGGAAACGTGGAAGGTGGCAGACCATAAACCAATGACCATTGGCGGCTCGAACTATCTAATCGACATCATCGGTAAGAACCACGACGACTATTCAGACGGCTCGGGCAAGGCTCCGCTGACGTTCCAACTGCATGACTGCTATAAACTAAAAAAGGCAATGCACAATACTACTACCAACTCAAAAGGCTGGTCCAGGTGTGACATGCGGGAAACAGACCTACCTATCATTTTGAAACAGATGCCAACGGAGGTACAGAGCGGCATCCGAGAAGTGAACAAGCTAACCTCGGAAAACTATACCATCGTTACCACGGCAGATAAGCTATTCTTACTGAGTGAGATTGAGATTTTTGGTAGCGATGAGAATTCCGGCAAAGGCGAGGGCACGCAGTACGACTACTACAAAGTTGGCAACAGAAGGGTGAAGAATTACATCGATGGTAGCACGATCGAGTGGTGGGAGCGTTCTCCGTATAACGGTAATAAAAGATTTTACTGTTGTGTTAATTATAAAGGCGCATCCATATCCAGGAGCGCAAATGCTGTTTCTGGCGTGCCCTTTGCTTTCTGCTTTTAATTTATAAGGAGGATTTCTACATGGCAACATACATCAAAGTCAACAATACCGAATACCCCGCAGAGATCAACGGCAACCCCAAAGACCGCTCATGGGGCGAGCGCGACACCAAAATCATCACACTCACGATGACCACCACCGAGGTCGCGACGCTGCTGCCCGACAACACGCCGTGGAGCATCGTGCTGCGCGAGACAGTGGACAAGCTCGACAACGACGGCAATCCCACGGGCGAGACCGAGGAAGCCGTCAACGAGTGGGACAACAGCGAGTACAGCCTTGCGGGCGACATCACTGACCACCGCGACGGCACCGTATCTATCAAGATGGGCAAGCCTACGGAGACCGAGAGTGCCAAAGCGACTGTCACTGCTCTTGCGGGTGAACCGGTCACATATGCCCGCGCGGTAAAGCTGCGCCCCATTATCGAGCAGGCGGCGGTCAGCCTGAGCGACGGCGAGGCGGCGACTGTGCCCGAGCTCATCACGGCATGGGCGTATCCTGTTGCTTACGCGGAGGGCGACCGCAGGAGCTACGGCGGCAAGGTGTACAAGTGCCGGCAGGCGCACACCTCGCAGGAGGGCTGGAAGCCGGACAAGACGCCGAACCTCTGGGCGGTCATCGACGCCGAGCACGCGGGCACGCAGGCAGACCCAATTCCGGCTGCTCGTGGTATGGAGTATACCTATGGTCTTTATTACAAAGACCCCGAGGACACTAAGCTGTACCTCTGCGAGCGTATTGGCGAGGCCGCTGGCGGGAAGATCGTCTTGCAGTATCTGCCGCACGAGTTGGCGGGACAGTATTTCACGGAGGGCTAATGTATGAAAATGCTGAAAGCTATCCGTGACGCGGACGCGCTGCGGCCTAATAAATTGAGCACGCCACGCAAGGCGGAAATCCTCATGGTGCTTGAGCACCGAATCGCCGAGATGATGGGGGCGGAAGCCCCCACCCTCAAGGTGAGCGTGGAGGATGACACCGCGAGCGTCGAGGACATGGAATTGCTTCTGCCGGACGGGCACAACGAGTGTTACCACCTGTATCTGGCAGCGCAGCTCGACGCCTACAATCAGGACAGCGCGCTCTATGCCAACGACCACGCCATTGCCAACGAGGCGGTGGCCGATGCTATGGCGTGGTGGCGGCGCGAGAACCGAAAAGAGAGCAAGGGCAACTGGAAGGTGTGATGACAAGTGCCGACGACATTTCAGCTGGTGGAGACGACCTTCCCGAACGGGGAAGGCAAAGACACGCAGGAGCAGATCAATGGGGTCTATGACTACCTTTTCGTGCTACTCGAACAGCTGCGGTATACGCTCTTCAATCTGGACGGGAGCAATATCAATCAGAATGCACTGAGCGAGTTTATCAAGAATATTTCCGAGCCGATCTACGCCAAGATCGAGGATACGGACAAGAATGTAAATGAAATCTCCGTTACAGCGAAAGGATTAGATGCTCGCCTTAGCGATGCTGAGGGGGACATCACGCAGCTTGACACAACGGCAAAGGGCTTACAGGTAAGTGTTTCAAACCTCGACGGCGCGATCACAAACATCAAGACCGACGTGAACGGCATCCGCGCGACGGTGAGCACCAAGATCGACGCGACGCAGGCGCAGAGCATCTTTGACCAGAGCGCCCAGGGCTTCACGCTGGGCGCGACGAGCGGCGAGAACGGCACGATCTTCGAGCTCAATTACAACGGTGCGCAGGTGGCGAGCACGGGCAACATTGACCTCTACGTGGCCGCAGTGAACATCTATGGAACGCTGACGGCGCAGGAGATTGAGGGCGACACGATCACCGTGCGCAATGATGCGGGACGACGCTGCGGGTATATCTCCACGGAGTACGCCAGCACGGCGGACTACAAAATGACGCTCGAGAGCAAGGCTATGGAGTTGAACGCGACGAGCGGAAACCTGTATCTGTCGGGGAATAACGGAAGGTCAGCGCTCAATTTCGACTACGACTTCATTGATTGCCGCGGCGATTTCGCCCCGAATGCAGATAACCGGTACAATCTTGGCGCACCAAATTTTGTTTGGAGCGCGATCTATTGCAGCACGAACGAGCTGAACGGGTCTGACCGGAACATCAAAAACAGCATTGAGGCGCTGCCGGAGAAGTACGTGCGCATGTTTGAGCTCGTCGAGCCGAAGCGCTACAAGCTGAACAGTGGCACGAGCGGGCGCTATCACACAGGCTTCATCGCGCAGGAGGTAGAAAACGCCATGCGCGCGTGCGGCATTGAATCAAAGGAATTCGCGGGCTGGGCCGCTGCCAAACGCAAGGACGGCAGCGAGACCTATTTTCTGCGCTACAGCGAGTTTATCCCTGTCCTGTGGGCGAAGGTGCGCGAGCAGGAAGAACGGCTGAAACGATTGGAGGAATCAGCATGAATGAGAAGATCAAGCAGGAAGCGGCGCTGGCGATGAAGTTCATCAGCAGACTGAACGTCAGCGGTGACGCGGTGGACGTGGTGGCAGCGGTGCGCCAGTCGCTTCGCAATATCGTGACGATCTGCGACGCAACAAAAGCCCCGGCGGGCGAAAAAGGCGATGCGCCGAATGAAGCAAAAGGAGCGGTAAAAGATGAGACTGCCTGAGATCACGGCATATACGAACCGGCGCGTGCAGCAAGAGAAATTCGGAGGCATCAACCACACGTTCGGTGCGGCTGGCGGCGAGCTCTACGACATGAAGAACCTGTCGGCGCGATACTTCCCGCTTCTTGCTCCCCGTGCGAGGCGCTATACCGTCCGCAAGGATATGGGGACGGCAAACGGCATTTTTAGTGCGGGCAAGCTCTACGAGGTATACGGAACGAAGCTCTACATCAACGGCGAAGAGAAGACGGCGGTCGCAGACAGCGAAAAGACTTTCTGTGCACTGGGCGAGCGCGTGCTCATCTTCCCCGACAAGATCGTGTGCGAAAAGGACGGCACGATCAAGCCGATGGAGGCGAGCTACGCCGCGGCGGGGCTGAAATTTGGGAATGGCACGTATGCCGACGAAAAGGCGGCGGCAAACAGCATCACGACGACCGGCGCGGCGTTCCCGTTTAACGTGGGCGACGCCGTGACGATCTCGGGCTGCACAAAGGAGACCTACAACAACCGCACGCCCATCATCCGCGAGATCAGCGAGGACAAAAAGACGCTTCGCTTTTACGAGAACACCTTCCGCCTGCCCGATGGGCAGGAAAGCATCACGGAGCCCGGAACAGTCACGCTCAAGCGCAGCGTTCCCGATATGGACTTCGTCTGCACGAACGAAAACCGTGTGTGGGGCTGCAAGGGTGACAGCATCTTTGCTTCAAAGCTCGGCGATCCGTACAACTGGAACGTGTTTGACGGGCTATCCACGGATGCGTTCAGCGTGGAGAGCGGCACGGCAGGAGCGTTCACGGCGTGCGTGAGCTACCTTGGCTACCCGTGTTTTTTCAAAGAAGACAAAATCTTCAAGATGTACGGCACGATTCCGACAAACTTCCAGCTCATGTCAAGTGCGGTGCTCGGCGTGATGAAGGGCAGTCACAAGAGCCTTGCCGTGGCAGGTGAAACGCTCTATTACCTCTCAAAGGTCGGCATCATGGCGTACAGCGGCGGGATGCCGCGCTGCATCTCCCACACGCTGGGTGATGATGTGCGCCTCTCCGACGCGGTGGGAGGAAGCGACGGACTCAACTACTATGTGAGCCTGAAAGAGGATGGCAAGGCGGCGCTGTACTGCTACAGCAGCGAGAATGGCGTGTGGCATAAGGAAGATACGCTTGCCGTGGTGCAAATGGCCTATTCGGGCGGTATCATGGCCTTAGTGGATGGTGGGTGCGTGCTGCTGGGGAACCCGGCAGATATCCCGACCGGCGCAACACGCGAGGGCGCTGTTATTAGCGAGGCGGAGTTTGCCGACTATGACGGCGGCTCGTTTGACGCGAAGCACGTGCAGCGCGTACGGGCGCGGCTGGAATGCGAGAAGGGCGCAACGGTCGTGTTCCTTGTCAAGTTCGACGGCGGCGCGTGGGAAGAGGTCGACCGCTGCGGGGCGCAGGAAAAAGACGTTTTCACGCTCAACTGCCCGATCCGCCGCTGCGACCACTTTAGATTAAAAATCAAAGCCACAGGAGAATACCGGCTCTATGCGCTCGAGTACGAATACGTGACGGGCGGCAGAAAGTGAGGGGACAATGGCAGACAATTTCAAACACAAGAATACAGACCTGACGCTCATCAACGATTCGGGAGACCTTGATCTCATCCGGCAGTATACCGAGGCCTACAACAAAGCATATGCCGAGGGAGACAAGGCGGGCCAGCAGGCGGCGCACGACGCGGCGGAGAAAATTCGTGCGAAGTACGACTATTCCGGCGGCGTGGACGGCAGCGAGTACATCAAACTCGGCACGGGCGCGAGCCCTGCAAAGGCTGACACGAGCTGGCTCGATAATCTGGGCGACAGCAACTACAACTACGATCAGAGCGGACAGATCAGCGCAAAGCTCGACGCGCTGCTGAACCGCACGCCGTTTTCCTACGACGCGGTGAGCGACCCGCTCTATCAGCAGTATCGCAAGCAGTACACGCGCGAGGCAGACCGCAGCGCTGAGGATGTGCTCGGCAAGGCGGCAGTGATGACGGGCGGGATGCCGTCCACGGCGGCGGTGGCAG